CAAGCCGAACAGAATCGGGCAGAAGCGCAGAAATTGCTGGTCGAAGCGCAGCTTATGCCCGAGGAAGTCAAGGCGAAAGCACTGGCGTCTGTCACCAAGAATTTGCCGAACGGCGAAGATGCAAATAGCCGTGAATTTGACAAACGGGTAAAGATTGCCGAATTGATGCTGAAAGAAGCCGATATCAAGAACAAGAGCAAGATTGTCGAGCTTCAGATGGCAAAAGCGAAAGATAACGTATCCGATATGGAAAACGACTTTCTGGTAAAACTTTCAGGGGCGCTCAATGAACGTAAACAAACTATTTGAGGATCAAAGCCTCGACAGTATTGCCGACAATGTATTTGGCGTTGTCAATGGCTCTGTAAATGAAGCTAGAGAACTACAGCGTAAAAAGGTTGCTGAAAATGTGCAGCTTGTCGTTGACGCGCTAAGAAAAATTGAAGCAGATATCCGTGATCGCTACGATTCTGTAGGGAACGCGCTTGAAAAACGCATCATTACCATTAAAGACGGTCGTGATGGTATAGACGGCCGTGACGGGCGTAATGGTAAAGATGGTAAGAATGGCCGTGATGGGGCGCCAGGCCCCCGCGGCGCCGATGGCGCGCCGGGTAAAGATGGTGTCGATGGCACCGATGGCGTATCGGTAACGGACGCTCGGATTGATTTTGACGGTAGTTTGATTATCGGGCTGTCGTCCGGCCGTGAAATCAATGTTGGAGAAGTAATCGCCCCGACGTTGGCCGAACAGATCAAAGTCATTACCAATGGCGGCGGCACATCGCAATCCGTATTGGATACGCTGACGTCACTACAGACTCAGATCAATACGCTGATTCCGTCGCAAACGGGCAATAGCGGCAAATTCCTTACGACTAACGGCACATCTACATCGTGGGCTACCGTTAGCGGCAGTGGCACCGTAACCAGCGTCGGGCAATCGTTTACCGGCGGTATTGTGTCTGTAGCCGGCTCTCCGATTACAAGCAGCGGCACTTTGGCTTTGACTGTTGCCGGCACTTCGGGTGGTGTTCCATATTTTTCCAGCGGCACTACTTGGGCATCTTCCGCCGCACTTGCGGCTAATGCGCTGGTAGTCGGCGGCGGCGCGGGGTTTGCCCCGGCTACGGTTACAACCGGAACGGGTGTCGTTACTGCATTGGGTGTTAATACCGGCACCGCGGGCGCGTTTGTAGTCAATGGAGGCGCGTTAGGCACCCCAACCAGCGGCACTTTGACTAACGCAACGGGATTGCCGGTATCTACCGGTGTATCAGGTCTTGGAACGGGTGTTGCAACAGCTCTCGGAACTAATACCGGCACCGCCGGGGCATTTGTTGTTAATGGCGATGCGCTTGGCACGCCGTCCAGCGGCACTTTGACTAACGCGACCGGTTTGCCTTTGTCTACGGGCGTAACCGGGACATTGGCGGCTACCAATGGCGGCACTGGTCAATCTAGCTATGCGATAGGGGATATTCTATACGCCAGCACGACTACGGCGTTGTCTAAATTGGCTGATGTTGCTACGGGTAACGCGCTCATATCGGGCGGTGTTGGTGTAGCCCCGAGCTGGGGGAAAATTGCGCTAACTACGCATGTATCCGGCACATTGCCGGTAGCCAATGGCGGCACCGGGCTTACGGCCGGAACAAGCGGCGGCGTTCTAGCCTTTACATCAACCGGTGTTTTGGCATCTTCCGGCGCCCTTACGCTTAACGCTATCGTGGTCGGCGGCGGTGCTGGCGCCGCGCCTTCTACTATTACCACCGGAACGGGTGTTGTCACTGCTCTCGGTATTAACACTGGATCGGCGGGGGCTTTTGTTGTAAATGGTGGCGCGCTCGGCACGCCTTCCAGCGGCACGCTTACTAACGCTACTGGTTTGCCATTGTCTACGGGCGTTACCGGAACGCTAAGTCCCGCAAACGGGGGAACTGGTGTAGCCAATAACGCAGCAAGCACCCTGACAATTAGTGGTAATTTTGCGACTACGCTGACGGTAAGCGGGACTACTGGCGTCACGCTCCCGACAACCGGCACGTTAGCAACGCTTGCTGGGTCTGAAACATTTACCAACAAGACGCTTACCAACCCCACGGTCAACAACTACACTGAGGGTGTTGTTGCGATTGGTAATAGCGGAACTACTCAAACAATATCGCTAACCAACGGCACTGTGCAAACGGTGACGCTCACGGGTAACTGCACCTTCACGATGCCGACCGCGACTGCTGGTAAATCGTTTATTTTGATGATTACGCAGGATTCTACGGGCGGTCGCACTGCTACATTTACTGGTGTTAAATGGCCGGGCGGTACTGCACCCACGATTACAACAACTGCGTCTACTGGATTTGATGTTATTTCATTTTTTAGCAATGGCACAAATTGGTATGGTGCTGCTCAACAAAACTTCTCTTAATCATGTTTGCCGCTAAAAATACATTTTTTACAGTAGTTTCAAAATTAGCACCAACATCCGTTACCTATTTGGTTGTTGCTGGCGGCGGTTCAGGGGCGACAAAATCCGCAGGGTCTAGGGGTGGTGGTGGTGGTGGTGCAGGTGGTTATAAAACTGCTTCTGGATTTTCTGTTGCGTCGGGCACGAATTATACAGTTACTGTAGGAGCTGGAGGAGCAGCAACAGCGGCGCCAGCAAATACTGACGGAACTAATGGTAGTAATTCGGTCTTTTCTTCTGTCACATCTACCGGAGGTGGGGGCGGCGCTGGATTAAATGCTAATGGCGTTTCCGGAGGGTCTGGCGGTGGAGGCCGCGCACCAAATGGAACTGGCGGCGCTGCATCTCCTTCTGGTCAAGGTAATGCTGGAGGAACAGGTGGCCCCGAATCCGGCGGATATGTTGCCGGTGGTGGTGGCGGTGCGGGAGCGGCAGGAGGAAACGCAACATCAACAGTTGCCGGTAATGGTGGTAGTGGTTCTTCTTCTAGCATTTCTGGCTCTAGCACTACTTATGCTGGTGGTGGGGGAGGGGGCGTTTCTGAAGTTGGTTCTGGAACTCCCGGAAGCGGTGGTAGTGGCGGCGGTGGTAGCGGCGGCGCATACGGAGGCGGCGCTGGGTCAAATGGTTCTTCAAATACCGGCGGTGGTGGGGGCGGCGCTTCCGATGGCGCCAGCACAAGTTATGCTGGCGGTAATGGCGGGTCTGGAGTAGTAATTATTTCCTATTCTTCTTCGTATAAAGACTTGTCATCTATAGATGCAGGATTAACTTATACAAAAACAACATCTGGAGGAAATACTATTTATACATTTACTGCTGGCACTGGAAACATTAAATGGTGATCACATGGCGCATTACGCATTTTTAGACTCAAACAATATTGTTACTGAAGTAATTGTCGGTAAAGACGAAACCGATCTTTCATATAATTGGGAACAATTTTATGGACAAATTCGTAATCAGGTATGCAAACGAACTAGCTATAACGGAAATATTCGCAAAAATTACGCCGGAATAGGCTATACATACGATATTGATAGAGATGCTTTTATACCGCCAAAACCGTATCCGTCGTGGATTTTAGTAGAGCAAACTTGTTTATGGAATTCTCCTATTTCATATCCTAACGATGGTAAAAAATATGATTGGGATGAAATTACTAAAACATGGAAACAGGTATGACGCCAGAACTACAGAAATATTATGAAGAACGGTTTTCCATGATGGCGACTACTGGATGGTCTGATCTAATGGAAGATATCGACAACATGATCGCCGCGCTTAATAATATCTCTGGAATCGAAACGGAAAAGCAACTGCATTTCAAACGTGGTGAACTTTCAATTCTTACGTGGCTGAAAACTTTGCGAGAGGCCAGCACACAAACCTACGAGGATTTGCAACTTGAGAAGAATGTATGAATTTGTCTGCGAAAGCGGACATCTGACTGAGCGATACGTTCATTTTGACCAAAATATCGTTCAGTGCAATTGTGGTGCGTCGGCTAAACGCATCATTTCGGCACCCGCAATTAGTCTGGAAGGCTGGTCTGGCTCTTTTCCCTCCGCCCACGGGCGGTTTGAGCAACGGCACCTGGACAAATTGAAAGCCGAACAAAAAGCTAACTCTTAACCATTTTGGCGAGTTAATCTCCTACAACCCTATGAGGCAGGAAAAGGAATAAAACATGTTGATCGAAACCGAAGTCGAGTCGCAAGAGGACATCAAGCCGGAAGAAGTAAAGCTGGAATCCACCGTCGAAGCAGCGTCGTCCGAGATTCCCGAAAAATATCGGGGTAAAAGTCTGGATGAGGTTGTGAAGATGCACCAAGAAGCTGAAAAGCTAATTGGCAAGCAAGCCCAAGAGGTCGGGGAAGTCCGCAAACTGGCTGATGAGCTAATCAAGCAGAATCTCGGCACCGCTACGACACCTGTTAAAGAACCAGAACCGGAAGTAGACTTTTTTGAGGACCCCAAAAAGGCGATTCAAAGCACCGTCGAAAAGCATCCCGATATTTTGGCTGCGCGGCAAGCCGCCACCGAATTTAAAAAGATGCAGGTTCAGCAACGGCTAGGCAAAGAGCATCCTGATTTTGTGAACGTAGTTCAAGACCCGGAGTTTGTTAACTGGGTAAAACTAAGTCCGGTCAGGCTTAATCTTTGGGCTAAAGCCGATGGTGAATACGATTACGACAGCGCAAACGAACTGCTTTCTACCTATAAAGAACTACGCGGCGCTAAAACCAAACAGACTGAGGATGCGGGCGAGAAAACCCGTAAACAAAGTCTTAAGGCTGCGGCGGTCGATGTGGGTGGATCGGGTGAGTCGTCAAAGCGTGTCTATCGCCGGGCTGATCTCATTAGGCTGAAAATGACCGATCCGGCTCGCTACGATGCCCTGAGTGATGAAATCATGCAGGCATACGCAGAGGGCAGGGTTAAATAACTTTTTTTAGGAGATTTACCAAATGGCTTATCCGACCCCTGCGGTAACTGTTACCACTGCTGCGACCTTCATCCCCGAGATTTGGAGTGATGAGATTGTTGCGGCCTACAAGAAAAACCTCGTGCTGGCGAACGTCGTCAAACGCATGAACTTCAAGGGCAAGAAGGGCGATACCGTCCATATTCCGGCCCCGACCCGTGGCTCGGCCTCGGCAAAAGCGGCTGAAACCGCCGTTACGCTGATCGCTGCGACGGAAACCGAAGTTCAAGTGTCCATCAACAAGCACTATGAATATAGCCGCTTGATCGAGGACATCGTTGAAGTTCAAGCTCTGTCGAGCCTGCGCTCGTTCTACACCGAAGATGCCGGCTACGCTCTGGCGAAACAAGTTGACACCGATCTGGTTCAGCTTGGCCGCGCGTTTAACGGCGCAACGGTTGGCACGAACGACTACGCCACCAGCAACAGCTCGACCAAAGCCTATATCGGCTCGGACGGCACGACCGCCTACAACAGCACCACGTCGAACGCGGCTGCGTTGACCGATGCGGCGATCCGTCGCACGATTCAACGTCTGGACGATAACGACACCCCGATGGACGGGCGTTTCTTTATCATCCCGCCGTCGAGCCGCAATACCCTTATGGGTCTGGCGCGCTACACGGAACAGGCGTTTGTCGGCAACGGCAATGCCATCCGTAACGGCGAAATCGGCCAGCTCTACGGTATCCCGGTGTTCACGACCTCGAACGCAGACTACGGCGCGGGTAACAGCGGTGCCGACCGTATCTGCCTGATGGGTCATCGTGACTCAATGGTGCTGGTTGAGCAGGTTGGTGTTCGCTCGCAGACGCAATACAAACAGGAATATCTGGCCACGCTCTACACGGCCGATACCCTGTATGGCGTCAAAGCTCTGCGGACCGCGGCTACGACCGGCGCGGCGCTGTCTAGCTCGGCGTTTGCACTGGCTGTGCCCGCCTAATGCAGCGGTGCCCCTCGCCAATACTGGCGGGGGGCATTTTTAACCTGATTAGGAGATTTATACATGGCTGCTGCTACTTCAATTACCTCGCGTCGGGGTAACGACCAATTTCGCGGTCTGTTTAGCGATACTTGGCTTGTAAAAGCGACGTTGGACGCCGGTTCGCTGGTTGATGGCGCGGGCGAAACCGATACTGTTGCCGTTCCGGGCGTTGCCCTGGGCGACATGGTTATCGGCTGCTCGTTCTCAGTCAGTGAAGTTGGCTTGAGTGTTACGGCGTATGTGGATTCCGCCGGTTCGGTTTCGATTCGGATTCAAAATGAGTCCGGTTCGACGGTCGATCTGGCGTCATGCACGATTCGCCTTGTGATCGCTCGCTGCATCGTCTAAAGGCAAGGGGGCTTCGGCCCCCTGTCTTTTTTAGGGGTATTTATGGCAGTTTTTAAGTGCTTGCAAAGCGGTCAAACGGTGACGTTTACCCTTCAGCATGATATTGACTCAATGCGCGGTCATGCCGGCTATGTGCGGATCGACGAAGAATCTATGGAGCCTATCCAGACAGCCGACGAAGCCCCAAAAGGTATCGTTTTGGCGCCTCCGGCAATGCTGAAGAAGCGCGGTAGGCCGAGAAAGGCGGTTTAGGTATGGAAAACGGTCTGTTGTCTGGCGTTATTTGTCCGTTGGCTACGCAGGATGTATCGGTCAATCTTAAAAACCGGAATCATGCGTTTAAAGAATA